ATCTGTCCCAGTTCCCGTGCCTGTTCCAGTTCCTGTGCCTGTCCCAGTTCCTGTGCCTGTGCCTGTCCCTGTTCCAGTATCTGTTCCCGTGCCTGTTCCAGTATCTGTTCCCGTGCCTGTTCCTGTGCCTGTTCCTGTGCCTGTTCCTGTTCCAGATCTAACCTGTGCTAGTTCTTTTTCTAGTTCCGTGTATCTTGCTTCAGCAACAGGATCATTGCTTTCATTTGAGTCCGCATCATTTATACGGTTACTCATTTCCTCCATTTCTTGTTGAATTTGTGCTTCTGTTCTAGCCATATTCTTTTTTCCTAAGGATCATTAGTAAATCTAGTTGCCATAATATATTATTTCCGTAAAGCTTGATCTAACTTATCTTCAACACGATGGAGAGCTTCCATAACTCTATTTAAATCTTCTCTTAGTTCTATTTTAGTAGCGTACTCTTCACGGGTTTTATTTACTAATATGTCAATTCTTTTAACTTCAACTAAAAGAGAACGGAACATCCAAAATGCTGGAGCTATTACTAATGTAAGTATTACATTCCAAAACATCATGCTAGACATTTCCATTCTCTTTTTCCTTGTTGTAATTAAATGCTAAGAAACTTTTTGTTCTTCAATTTCTTCAGTGTTCTTTTCTAGTTCTTGTATAAGAGCATTAGTAAAAGAATTTAAACTAACTTGAACTTGATCTAATTGAAACTTAAAGTTACCTGCCTTATCTTGCAAGTCTTTAATTTGAGCTATCAAATATTTTTGTGTATCACTTAGATCATTTTCATTATAATCTGTGCCATTTATATTTATGACATTACCTACTTTTTCCATGTTTATCTCCATTATATATTATATTACATTGATTGATTTAGATCAATTTTATTACCAAGGCTTACCAGAACCTTGTTTTGGGGTTGCTTTTTCTGCAATTTGACCAGCAACATTCCACGTTGTTGTCATTTTTTTCTCCTAAGAAGAAAGTTTTTTATTCTTTAGGTAAGGATGCTTTATAAGCATTTACTACTTCATCTGTCCAAGTTGCATTTGCAATAGAACTAACTCTTGCATCTTGACCTGTTAAGTCATCACCGGGGCATAACATATGCCTGTGAAAACTACGATTAATTTCTACTCCATCTCTTTTAATTACTGTAGCCGTGCGAACTCGCACAATGCCATCTTCAACTATAGTGATTTCATCAACAACTTGTTGTTCTGTTAATGCCATTTTTATCTCCTTTAAGATGTTTCATACGTGACTGACACATATAGATACCTGTTAGTACCTGCCGCATGTTCAACACCAACCCAGACGTTTGACCCATGCAGAGTTTGGTAAAAACGCACTATTGTGCCACTGGCCCAGAATGGGGCTATGTTTCCAGTGTCAGTACGCACTTGCATAGTTAGCTGACTCATTACATTTCCCGTGGGCATGGTGGTTGTACTATTGTGCGGCCACCCAGTGACTTGGACCATTCCAGACGCTCCCGTGGTATTTACGTTAGCAAAACCAACGGCGGCATATACAAACCTACCAATTTTTGTATAAGTCCCCGTAGCCGTCACCGCTGAACTGGGATCACTTGTTGCACCACCAAGAGTTCCAGTGAAGGTTCCTTCTTCATAGTCATCAAACAGCTCACTCGACATGCCTGTGGGGTGAGCGTTATTAGCAAAATCAATGCCTTTTCCAGCGGCCATGACAATGTTTTGTAGTGCATTAACTGTAAATGATGTTTGAGTTGCACCGCCTCCTGATGGACTTGTTTGAAAGATTATATTCCCTAAGGTTGAGGATGAAGCTGCGGCAACAACTCCTGCTCCGACATCATTTTTGAAATAAAGCTGAAGTCCATCTGTGGTTGGAGTAGTATCAACAGAAGTGCTGCTGCCTGAAATAGCGACTTGACCCTTACTATCAATCTCCATTCTTTTATCGTTTGAACCAGTCCCAAATCCACCTGAATCATTTCCTGTGTAGAAATTTATTTTTCCCGAAGAGCTGGTAGCACAAATTCCCAAATCTGAGGCTGCGCCATCACTGCTATCATGTCCAATCAAAGGTAAATTACTTTGAGATGACGTAACTCGTTTACCAAATGTAATGGTGTTGTTGGAATTGACGGTAGTATCACCTAGTGAAAGTCTGGAGGACGGGCTAGTGGCGGCTATCCCAACCAGACCTGCGCTGGTTATTCGTACCTTTTCAGCCGCATCTTCTGATGCTCCTGTTTTAAACACCAAAGACGTAGCGTTTGAAGTAGACGAAAAGTCACCTTCTGATACAGCTTCTATGCCAGCGGCTACCTTTTGAGCATCACCAGTTTCTTGCTCATTAGGAGCTTGAAAATTAATAACCCCTAGTTTATCGTTAGCTTCAATATTTAATTCGCCTGTTTCCAATGTAAGCACAAAAGGATTATCATCGCCCGTTGCTACTGATTTAAATTTTAAACCATCATCAGGGTCATGCGTAATAGTTATGTCACTGTCCGAACCAAAACTTAAAACTGCATCATCTGAGTCTAATTTAAGATCGTTACTAATTGTAACAGCCGTAGACGCATTAAGATCAATAGTAGCCTCTCCATCTATACGGAGAACACCATCACTACTTTGTTGAATGAAGCTGGCTGCATCGCCAAAGGTCAATTTATTAGTAGAATTAAGAGTCAGCCCTGTGCCATCAGTGTGTGTAAGAGTTGTATCGTTGTCTGCGCCAAACCCTAGAACTGCACTATCAGAGTCTAATTTAAGATCATTACTTACCGTAACCGCTGTTGATGCATTGAGGTCAATGGTAGCTTCTCCGTCTATTCTTAAAACACCGTCGCCACTCTGCTGTATAAAACTAGCTGCATCACCGAAGGTTAATTTATTAGTAGAATTAAGAGTCAGTCCTGTGCCATCTGTATGTGTGAGAGTGGTATCATTATCTGCTCCAAATCCTAAAACAGCAGAATCAGAGTCTAATTTAAGATCGTTGCTAACTGTAACCGCTGTTGATGCATTAAGATCAATAGTTGCTTCTCCATCTACTCTTAAAACACCATCACCACTCTGCTGTATAAAACTAGCTGCGTCACCAAAAGTTAATTTATTAGTAGAGTTTAGAGTAAGACCTGTACCATCTGTATGCGTGAGAGTAGTGTCATTGTCTGCGCCAAATCCTAAAACGGCAGAATCAGAGTTTAATTTAAGATCATTGCTAACAGTAACCACTGTTGATGCATTGAGGTCAATGGTAGCTTCTCCATCTATGCGAAGAACTCCATCGCTGCTTTGTTGAATAAAGCTAGCTGCATCACCAAAGGCTAATTTATTAGTGGAGTTTAAGGTAAGACCTGCACCGTCAGTGTGTGTAAGAGTCGTATCTTGATCGTCACCAAAAAGTATCTGCGCCCCATCCGCTAAGTACAAGTCACTAAATTCTAAAGATGAAGTACCTAATGTTGCGCCATCAGAAGCATCAGGTACAAAAGATGTTTCTGCTGTGATAATTGTTCCTGTAATCGCAGCGGCAGTAGACGCACCTATCACAGTGTTATCGATGTTACCACCATCAATGTCTACAGCGTCAATGTAGCCAGTGCCATCGATGTACAAATCTTTAAACTGAAGTCCTGAAGTTCCTATATCAAGTGTATTGGTAGTCTTTGGTTTAATTTCAGTGGCTGAAACTACAAAGTCTTGTACAGGACCAACTACCGTTACAGGCGCACCTTCATCAGCAGTGCCATCATGTGTATGACCCGTAGTTTCTACGAATGCAGCTTCAATTGCGTCAAACTCGCCATCCAAATCCGCTGCGTTAATAACATTACCATCCGCAATATTATTTGAAGTATCATTTCGAGTATATCCATTACCCATAGTTTTTACCTTCTATCGTTAGTACCGTATTCTACGGTGAGTGCATCTAGTGAAAATGGAGGATCTGTGCTATCTGAATTAAATTGAAATGAAACAGAGAAACCAGAACCTATTACTTGAGTTGAAAATAACTTTTGAAGTTTACCACCGTAAGTAGTTGATCCAAAAAAACCAGATCCATAAAACCCTACTTGACCATCACTATTGTCAAAAGAAATTGAATTAGGTTGAATAATGTTTTTTGCGTCAAAGTCTAGTTTTAAACTTGTGTTAAAGTTAACACTGCCTTGTGGATCTGTATATAAAAACATTTTATAAAAAGTTTTTCTTACTCTAGGATCTGATATTGGCATATGGGGAGTAGCAAAAGTAGTGGATATATTTGACCCATCAAAACTATTTCCACTTTCCATTTGATAAACATATCTATCATCATTTGCAAATAAGACTACTTCTGTTTTACCATTATAATTACTGTCTGCTGCGTGAGCTTTTATTCCTCTAGTTTCAGAAAATCCCATATTAGCACCGCCTTGTTCAGCAAACTGTGTCGCTATAATGCCTTGAGCATTTTCTTGTGTATAATTCGTGTTAAAACCTAGTAAACGATATTGTGATTTTTCTCTTATAACTACACTTATAAACGAAGTATTATCACGAATAAAGTTAGTCATATTATCTTGTATTATTTTGGAAACAGAGGCTAAACCAAAATCACCTATACGTTCTGTAGCACTTAACATTCTTAATCCATCTGGTCCTAAGAACATTACATCGCCACCAATTTCTTTTATTGTATCTCCTTCTAAGCATCCTATATCACTAGCAATAGGTTGTAATCTATAATCTGCTACACTATTACCAACGAGTTGTTGTATATTAGTTTCTGTAAAAATAATTAATTGTTCACGAAATACTATTAAGCCAGTTACAGTAGACCCTACGTTAATACTCCCCCCACCTGTAGCAACTGAAAAATCATTGTCCGTATAAGGTGCGGTAAAAGTAACAGTAGATCCCTTTGCAAAAAACAAAGATTTTTTAAAGTCTGCTACATAACTTGCAGATATTACTTCTGCTGGTGCGCTGTCTAAAACAGTAAATACACTTGAGTTATATAAAGCTGGAGCATTAGCCCCATCTACTATAGCTATTTTTTCTGTACCCGAAAAATTATATTTTGCAAATCTAGTCTTTACAGCACCATCTCTGCTAGTTGATAAAAAAGTAATCGCTGCATCATTAGCAGGGCTACTAGCTAAAGACGGGTTAATACTTAATGTTGCTCCACCAGAAGATACCGTAGCGTCAGCAGTAACTGTGTATACTAAATCGACACTGTTTATTTTAAATACATCTCCTGCTTGTGGGGCAGAAGTAAGCCCGTCAACAGCTAAACTTGTGCCTGTTTGGCTACCGCCATTAACTAATACCGTGCCATAGTTTGGTATATTTATATGTGTAGTTCCAGATCCTGATGTTTTAAATATATCATCGTTAATTGCAACAATAGCAGAATCTTCCCAACTTGCTATCCCATTTATTAAATATTTGTTTGTAGTAGTTGCAAAAGTAACTGCTGCTGCATTAGCTGGACTTGAATTTAAACTACTAGTTAAAGTAAGAGTTGCTCTATTATTAGTAGAATCATATGTTACGCCACCACTTGCTATAGTGTACGTACCCGACACACCTGTAATAGTTAACGTATCCCCTACTACAGGAGTTGTGTGTATGTTTCCAATTACAAGAGTCGTGCCTGTTTGACTAGCCCCATGTACAACAGGAGAACCATATGGAGGAATTTGATTACTATCATATTTACTGAAGCCTTCAATTCTTCTATATCCACCCTCAATTGAAGGTTCATAGTTACGTAGTATTCTAGCACTTCCCGGTGCATTAATACCCTGCTGCAAAGGACTTAGATTTGTAATTAAACCACCCTTAAATTCAATAGGATATGTTTGCCATCTATCTGCCATTATATACTATCCAAGAGGTAATCTAGCGTAACCTATGCGACCACCACCGCCTGTATTTTGAACTATCATGTAAGATCTTACATAATGATAACGATTAATAAGTAGGGAGCGCATACTCTTAATACCATCATCGAATTTTTGTTTAGATAATTGTGCGTCTTGAGTATTGCCTCTAAATAAATAAGCATAATACATAGCACCATCTACAATAACATGCTTAAATCTTTCCGGTATTTCTGGAACATCATCATGTAATTCTAAATCTACAGGTATACGGTAATACTCATATATCACTGTGTACGCTTTATCTGGGGCAGGAGTCATAATATACTCAAGAGAAGGAGAATGAACAACTCTACTTGGCACACCCCTATTGTTAGTTGAACTTGAGTACTCTTGAGATACATGTTTTTCTAAGTACTCTTCATACGCGAGAGTAGGTAATTTAACAGTTGAGTTACCCAATGAACTATTTTCTTTAATTCTAAATGAATCAAAATCAACTGTTTTAGAATCAGCAGGAAATAAATATCGAGAAGTACCTGCCGTTAATGTATCTTCTTGTTCAACATGATTAAAAGGCCACTGATATTCCGATTGATTAATATAACGTAACGAAGAATTAACAGCGTCTTTTGCATGAGCATAAAAACCATTAGCTGTGCTAAAATTTGAAGATGTAAGCTCAACTTCATTTAGTCTTCTATTTATATCGTTGACAACCCCTAAAAAATTATAAGCCATTATTTTTCTCTTATAACAAGTTTTATAGTACGTTCAGCAGTGCTTCCTGTGCTATCTACCATGCTGCACGTAAATGTGTACTCTCTATTATTAACTCCACCACCTATATTAATAGTTGCAACGGTTGTTGTATTTGATTGAGAAACATTTTGTATGTTATCTGTAACTGAACTTCCAGATGCAGTTGTTAATGTTTGACCTGAAGCAAGCGTAGTTTTACCTATTTCCGAAGTTTGCACAGACCACGTAACAGAACTAATAGTAGCAGTGCTTAAAAATCTAGACCAATCTACACTATAATCTAATTGTTCGTCTTTATCTTTAGAAGGCCATTTAAATGACATTAGGCTATCTCCGTAACATAAACAGTTCTTTCATTTGATGTAGACTGTTTTTCTATATAAATAATTCTATTTTCAAATTTTATTTTTACAGTGCGATCATTAGATGTACTGCCACGAGGTATTAACACTTTTCTATTTTCAAAAGGTATATCTACTGTTCTTTCTGCTGCTGTAGACATTAAGCTGCTCTTGGTATTTTAACTGTTCTACTTCTACTATATTGATCTTTAACAGCTTGAAAATTAAATACTACTGCAGTTTGAGTTGTTGCTCCTATGCTACCTATAGCAGATACAGAATCTAATTTCTCAGATACGTTTTCAGATACAGTATTTATTGCACCTGTAGCTGAAACACCTGTTAAAGATGCCGTAATAAAAGCGTTTATTTCTCCTATAAAACCTGTAGCAGATACTGCATCAGAAACAATTAAAGAATCCGCTTGAGGTACGATAGTTCCAATAGCCCCTGTAGCAGACACTCCTGTAAGAGTAGCATCTAGATTGACTACTCCATATTTAGAAGTTCCATAAAGACCAGAACCGTATCGTGCTGAAGATGCTATTACAGCCATAAATTATGCTATTCTAATTACTGCCGTTGACGCTCCAGCAGCAGGAAATCCAATTGTTAAATCGCCAGCAGT